CAGCGGAAGCCCTTCACCGTAAGCCATGGCATTGGACTGCCCGGCCAGTACGATGACGTAGTACCAATCCGGCTCAGTTGCACCACTGACCACCACATCACCTTCTGCTGTAATCGCCTGCATCAGGGTATAAGGGGTTATGGCCACCGGACTACCAAACGGCTGCCAGCCCTCTTTCAGTTTGTGTGTCAGCTTTTCCGCAAGGTCTGACGGCGACGCCGCCCTGACAACATCATAGTGTTTAAATGCCATGAATCCTCCCGGCCGGGATAATATTGTGAGTAAAATAAGGAGCGGGCTGAAGTCCGGAAGTTACAGGACAATGGCAGAAGGGAGACTACAGCCCGCAATTCGAAAAAGGTCGCGCAGTTGCGCAGAGTGATTACTATAGGGTATTATTCGCCAGCTGAAATATTACTTCACGTTTCATTGTTTATTCCTTGCCGCCCGCGTCTCCCAGCGCGGGCTTTTTTGTCCATAAGAAAGCCCCTCCGGAGAGGGGCTGGAGAGTGGCGCTATGTGCCATTGCATGGTGCCGGGTGCCTCCCGGTGAGTTCAGCCCGGTGCCACTAAACCCTCGTCATTCTCGTTTTGATAATCAGAGATTATACCGTCACCAGTCGCCCCTCCGCTCAGGGGGATTCACCATGCAGTTTTTTTCTAACAAATTCTCATCCGGGCAGACAACATTCAACTGACTTAATTGTGAGGTATGTAACATTCCTGTTGAACGGATACAAAAAAAGCCAGCCACCAGGGGAGGCTGGCAAACTCGTAGAGCAAAATGCTGTTACGCAAACTTCGTTACAGGGTTATCCTGCAATACTTAAAATATACAATATTTAGAAAACTAATAGTGCCATATGCGATTTTTAAGATTTTGTTATTAATTGCGGTCGCACCTTCCTTTCTGTGTACTTTCCGTATAGCTCACAGGATTCTGGGTACAAAAAAACCCGCGCATCGGCGGGTTCGGCTGCGTGGCAATGTAACCACTCTTATCATGATATGCAGATTTTTACGATCGTAAACTATTTTTTCGCTGATAAAATACAGAGGTTCTCCCTCCCGGCAATTCACGCTCAACATACCGATCCATCTCAAGCCTCACTCCCAGCATCATCAGCATGCCTTCAACAATCCCCTCCGCTTTGTGAAGGCGTTTACCTATACAGGTGTCAGAGCACCCATGTTTCCGTGCCAGCGCCATGAACGTCTCCCCCAACACGTAATAATCAACCAGCAAGTCATGCAGATCGCTGTTGTTCCTGTTAAGGCGAGCCATACACCCGCATATAATCATCGCGTCATCGTCACAACACTGTGGACGTGATTTTACTTTTTCGGGGATCAGTCCCTTAAATCCGGCAGCAATGGGCGACCATGTAACATCCTCATGGTTATTTGCCGCCCATGCACCCCAGCGCTCAAGAACCTGCCGGATATCACGCATCAGTATCTTTACCCCATCCGCGATGAACCATAAGGACGCCATTGACGACGGCGTGCTTTTTCCCTTCTTTATCGCCAATGTATTTTCTGACTGTGGCACGATTGCAGTTCAGTATTCTGGCTACCTCGGTCTGATTTTCATATGCCTCAACGAGCATGTCAGGAATGGTTTTTACTGTGAACGTCATGCGGCCTCACTTCTGCTGTTTCGCAGGTCTTTAAGTTTCTGCTGATACTTCGCCTTGATGGCCCTGCACTCTTCGACAGTCCAGCGATGGCGGTTATGGTTTGATTCGATTTCGTCTACTGCTTCCTGCCCGATGCGGCTAATCAGTTCGACGCGATACGGAACGAGATTTCCGCTTTTGTGCTGGTTGCACACCACGCATTGCTTGTGAATATTGCGTTCATCAAATCGGAGTTGAGGTGCCGCAGCAGTTGTCCGGTAATGTCCGGCATCCCACTGAGCAGACGTGAGCGTTCCGCACGAGATACATGGTAAGTCGCGGTCTCTTTCTCTGACGAAGGCGTTTACGGCTTGTTGGGCTTGTTTAATCCAGTAACTGCGGGGCTTTAAGGCGAGTTTTCGAATCTTCAGTTTATCTTTCTGTTTCTGCTCCTCTCGTCGTCGTTTCTTCTCTGCTGCTTTTTCCGCTTTTTCGCGTTCTTTACTTCGTCGTTCGAGTGCTAATTGAGTTCCGTGTTCCGGGCAGCACCACCACTGATTTGAGAATGCCGGGTGAAAACATTCCTTGCATATTTTGCATTTCCTTCGCGCTGGTTTAGCCATTAAGCAGCCTCCCCTGTTACTTTCAGCATTCCGTTATCGAGCAGCTTTCTGGTCAGCCACTGTTGACCACGCCCGGTGATTTTTGTGGTGAACGATATCTGTATTCCGTGATTTGTGTTGACCGCTGTTTCTTTCACTGTGAAATAGCCACGATCCATATATTCCTGCATTGGCACATTGCGCCGGGAGCCTGAAGCAATAAGGATTTTGTGATCGCGCATCCACGCAAACAGTTTGTTTGGACCAATACCAACAACCTTTGCAAAGTTTCCAATCAAAATTCCGCTGGACTCGCCAACGCGATCGGCAAACTCAACTTTAGGTGCTGCGAGAGCAAGCTGTTTCTCCAGTTCAGCCTTCTGGTCTTCAAGGTCGGCCGCAAGGCGCAATGCCTCAGAAAAGGTTTGTGGTATTTTCGCGGTTGCCCCTTCGAGTTCTCGCCAGCGGTCAACAAGGCGAGCGGTGAATTCCGGCGACAACTGGGCAACGACAATAATGCTGTCGCGCTTACCTTGTTCGCCCTCAAAAACGTAAGCCTCTACGCCACGAAGTAATCCTAAGTTATTGATTTTTTCGAAAACCACCATTGGGGGATTTCGGATCACACCTCGAACAGCCAGTCGTTCAATGGATTGTTTCACCTTGTCATGACGACTTCCCACCAACTCAGCGATTTCAATGCTTGTCATTTTGATGGCATTGCTATTTATCAGCTCATTCATTGTCATGTCCTCTCACATTGAAAATTCAGCAATAAAAAACCCAGCCGAAGCTGGGTTTGTTAAGTTGTCAATTGTCAGTAGCGATGCAGTGAAGGCGGCAATTCTTTGTTCTTAAGCCTTTCCCATGCCAGAAGGTTCGTTGGTCCGTCTGGCTCATTGATATCAACATCTCGTGTGTGATTAATTAAAACGTCTCTCGCCATTCCAATAACATACGAGAACTCATGACCGTAGTCGTAGCATATGCCGGAATAGCCAGACTGAATCAGTTTTAATGCGGGATACAACTCACGGAACAATGCCTGTGAGCGGTTGGCATAATCCCACAGCCATACAAGGCTGTCTGTTTCTTTTGCGGAAAGCCCGTTGGGCTTCTTCTCTTGTTTGCCAGTATTTTTCTCGCACTGGCTGAAATAGCAGTCTTCCAGTTTTTCGAACACTTCCCACGCCTGATCGGTTTCGAGCATTTTTGCGTGACGGGCTGCGCCGCGTTCTGTCCAGAGGATGAGGGCGCGGGCATTTTTACCAACTAACCCGATTGTTTCGGGTCTGTTCTTAAACTCGCGTAATTCGTTTTTTTCAATTTTAAAGTAATGCTTTCCGGGCATGAATCGCGTCGTGTTGTTCAGAAAGTTATCAGAAATGTTTTTGATTTTTGTTCCGTAAAGGTGAGCCAACAGTTCAGTAGTAATTACGGGGATCTGGTTATAGGTAACAGGGGAAAGGTTTTCGACAGAAATTTGAACAGCCATAATGACCTCGCGTTTCGATAATTTTTACCTCGCCACCGTCAGGTGCTAATCATCGTGGTGGCGAACTGTGCGGGGTTAGCACTACCGGTCGAAACATCCGGCGAGCCTTTCGGCTCCCCCACACAGCCCGCCATAAATCGCGAATGTGACTGTGCTTAGCGCATAAAAAAACCGCCAGCGCGGTTATGCACCGTTTCGATATCCGGGGTGCTAATCCCGACGCCAGATTTTGCTGGCGCGTGAGGAATATAGCCCCGAATAAATCATCGCGTCAATCACCTTGTTTTCCTCGCACGATGTCTTAGCCACCGGATATCCCACAGGTGAGCCGTGTAGTTGAAGGTTTTTACGTCAGATTCTTTTGGGATTGGCTTGCGTTTATTTCTGGAGCGTTTCGTTGGAAGGTATTTGCAGTTTTCGCAGATGATGTCGGTGAAACTTCGTCGCTGTCGTCTCATGCCGCCCTGTCTCCCCATCGCGCTTTCCATTCCAGAGCCAGTCGCGCTTCGTCTGACCACTTAACGCCACGCTCTGTACCGAATGCCTGTATAAGCTCTAATAGCTCCGCAAATTCGCTTACACGCATCCTGCTGGTTGACTGGCCTATTACCACAAAGCCATTCCCGGCAAGGTTAGGAACAACATCCTGCTGCTTTAATGCTGCGGTAAACACACACTTCCAGCTTTCTGCATCCAGCCAGCGACCATGCCATTCAACCTGACGAGAGACGTCACCAAGGCAAGCCCAAAGCTTTCGATTCTGGTCTAAGCTGCGGTTGCGTTCCTGAATGGTTACTACGATTGGTTTGGTTGGGTCTGGAAGGATTTGCTGTACTGCGTGAATAGCGTTCTGCTGATGTGCTGGAGATCGAATTTCAAAGGTTAGTTTTTTCATGACTTCCCTCTCCCCCAAATAAAAAGGCCTGCGATTACCAGCAGGCCTGTTATTAGCTCAGTGATGTAGATGGTCATCTTTTAACTCCATATACCGCCAATACCCGTTTCATCGCGGCACTCTGGCGACACTCCTTAAAAATTAGGTTCGTGCTCATCTTTCCTTCCCGTTCTTCCTTGGTAGCAAACCGGTAATACACCGTTCGCCAGACCTTACCTTCGATAACCAGAAGACCTGCCCGTGCCATTTTAGCCGCAGCCTGATTTATGCTGGTTACTGTTGCGCCTGTTAGCGCGGCAACGTCCGGCGCACAGAAGCTCTTGTGCGTCTCCAGATAATGAATAATTGCCTCTTTGCCCGTCATAGACTTGCTCCTTTCAGTCCGAACTTAGCTTTAATTTCTGCGATCTTCGCCAGCGCCTGAACACGATTTAGAGGTCTACCGCCCATGACAGGAAGTTGTTTTACTGGTTCAGGGATCGCCTCACCACGGTTAATTCTCGCAGTCATATGGACAAGCTCATCTGCGGCCTTACGGCGTAATTCCGCATCAGTAAGCGCATTGGCCCGCATGTTCTGATACAGGTTGGTAACCAGCCAGTAGTGCGCGTTTGATTTCCACGGATAAGACTCCGCATCCGGATACAGGCCTCGCTTCCGGCAATACTCGTAAACCATATCAACCAGCTCGCTGACGTTTGGCAGTCCGGCGATAACGGATGCTTCTTCCCGGCACCATGCAACAAACTGCCCGGGTGATGGCAGAAATGGTCGATTCTGCCGACGGGCTACGCGCATTCCTGCGTTAACCTGTTCCATTGTGGTGATCCCGTTTTCCCGGAAAGCCAGAACCCACTGGCGGCGGATTTCGTTCAGTTCGTTCTGGTCACGGTTAGCCAGGCTCGCCGGGAAAGTTGCCAGTAACTGGCTGAACACACCGTTGATGATCTGCGCTACCTGCTGTACCTGAGGCTTTTCGTCGTACTGTTCCGGCATGTTGTTGGCGATCCGACGCATCTGCTCACGGTCAAAGTTAACCATCTGTGCGGCGATGTTTTTCATAGATCCACCCCGTAAATCCAGTCTGTGTTTGTCAAGTCGAGTTTTGGTTTGCTGGCTGTCACGGCTGCCTGTTGCTTGTTACGGTTGATTTCGAGCTGGGTCCACTTGTCGCGGAGTTTGGCCGGGCTAAGCACGTTACCGGACCAGAAGTTGTCCTGGCATGCCCAGCGGAACAGTACACACATGTCGCGATGGTTGCGTCCGTCACGTTCACGCATCAGGCGGATATCGTTAGCCCACCCAGCAAAATTCGGTTTTCTGGCTGATGGTGCGATAGTCTTCACCATGTCAAACATCCACTCTGCGGCGGTCAGGTCTTCTGCTGTCCCCCACTTGCTGCCGCTCTGAATTGCAGCATCCGGTTTAACCACAGAAAGATCGTTTTCTGGCTGGTCAGAGGATTCGCCAGAATTCTCGGACGAATAATCTTTTCTTTTTTCTTTTGTAATAGTGTCTTTTGTGTCCCCCTGTTTTGAGGGATAGCAATCCCCCAATTTGAGGGATGTTTTATCCCTCGTTTTAGGGGATTTTCCCTCGTTTTGAGGGATACACCATTCTGAGATGTTTTTATTTGGTCCAAACATGCCGCATTGTTGCTTGATAATATTCATTCTGACGAGTTCTAACTTGGCTTCATTGCACCGTTTGACGGGTAACTTTGTAATCTCGCTAAGTTGAGAATCGGTGATTCTGTCCATTGGTTTATTCCACCCATAGGTTTTACGCAGAATGGCAAGCAGCACTTTAAACTGTCGCTTGGTCAGATCTGCGCCTGAATAAGCCTCAAGCAGCATATTTGATAGTCTGGCGTAACCATCATCGAGATCTGCCACATTACGCTCCTGTTTGGCAAAGTTACCTCTGCAGAAGTTGAGTATTTTTGCTGTATTTGTCATAATGACTCCTGTGGATTGATCCAGTAATGACCTCAGAACTCCATCTGGATTTGTTCAGAACGCTCGGTTGCCGCCGGGCGTTTTTTATTGGTGAGAATCGCAGCAACTTGTCGCGCCAATCGAGCCATGTCGTCGTCAACGACACCCCATTCAAGAACAGCAAGCAGCATTGAGAACTTTGGAATCCAGTCTCTCTTCCACCTGCTGATCTGCGACTTATCAACTCCCACAGCTTCCGCTGTCTTCTCAGTTCCAAGCATTGCGATTTTGTTAAGCAACGCACTCTCGATTCGTAGAGCCTCGTTGCGTTTGTTTGCACGAACCATATGTAAGTATTTCCTTAGATAACAATTAATTGAATGTATGCAAATAAATGCATACACCATAGGTGTGGTTTAATTGGATGCCCTTTTTCAGGGCGGGGATGTGTAAGAACGGGAATGTCTTAAGCGGCTTTACCGCGTTTAGTTCCGTACTGTAACCAAACCGGATCACAGTTAAGCGCCATAGCTATCTCAAACAAGAAGCGCGGTCGCTTGGTTACTCCAGCTTCAATCAGTTGAATTGATTGCTGTTTAACACCGGCTTTGGTTGCCAGTTCGGTTTGCGTCATTTTTAACGCAATTCGCCTCTTCTTGAGGCGTTCAGAAAGAGTTTGCATATCTCCTCCACAAACAAACTTTCTTGTATTCTCATACAATGTATCTTGTTTGTCAAATACAGTTTTTCTTGTGAAGATTGGAGGTAAATAACAGAGGTGGCTTATGAGTATTTCTTCCAGGGTAAAAAGCAAAAGAATTCAGCTTGGACTTAACCAGGCTGAACTTGCTCAAAAGGTGGGGACTACCCAGCAGTCTATAGAGCAGCTCGAAAACGGTAAAACTAAGCGACCACGCTTTTTACCAGAACTTGCGTCAGCTCTTGGCGTAAGTGTTGACTGGCTGCTCAATGGCACCTCTGATTCGAATGTTAGATTTGTTGGGCATGTTGAGCCGAAAGGGAAATATCCATTGATTAGCATGGTTAGAGCTGGTTCGTGGTGTGAAGCTTGTGAGCCCTACGATATCAAGGACATTGATGAATGGTATGACAGTGACGTTAACTTATTAGGCGATGGATTCTGGCTGAAGGTTGAAGGTGATTCCATGACCTCACCTGTAGGTCAAAGCATCCCTGAAGGTCATATGGTGTTAGTAGATACTGGACGCGAGCCAGTGAATGGAAGCCTTGTTGTAGCCAAACTGACTGACGCGAACGAAGCAACATTCAAGAAACTGGTTATAGATGGCGGTCAGAAGTACCTGAAAGGCCTGAATCCTTCATGGCCTATGACTCCTATCAACGGGAACTGCAAGATTATCGGTGTTGTCGTGGAAGCGAGGGTAAAATTCGTATGATCAGGATTGCGGCGCTACTCTCAATACTCTTAACTACCAGCGCCAATTCTGAATGCTGGATTGTCACTAACCTGCACGGGTACGGGGCAATGAATGGCGATCGTTACGAGTTTACAAAAGACAGCACGGAAGATTCCGTTTTCCACGTAACAATAAATGGCGATAAATCATCAGTTTATGAATCAGTTTCTGGCGTCTATCCAGAGATGAAATACACTGCTTTGTCATCGAACACTATGGTAGGAGAATACCAGTCTGGAGGAGGAATAACCGTTGAAACCTGGTCAATCACTACAGACAAAAAAGCTCTTTACTCCAAAGTAATGAACATCCCAGGTATGCAACAACTTACATCAACCAAATCCTTTGTTGGTGATGTAGTCGGAACCTGCAACCAGTAATCCCCACCTCAATCTCAATAACCAAAAAACAAACTATTTTCCGTTTAAAAACAATGGAGTTTGTTTTGCACACCTCTTTTTACAATATTTCTTGTTTACAATATACAATCTTTCTTGTAATTTTAAACCATCAGCAGGACGCACTGACCACCATGAAGGTGATGCTCTTAAAAATTAAGCCCTGAAAAAGGGCAGCATTCAAAGCAGAAGGCTTTGGGGTGTATGATACGAAACGAAGCATTGGCCGGAAGTGCGATTCCGGATTAGCTGCCAATGTGCCAATCGCGGGGTGTTTTCGTTCAGGACTACAACTGCCACACACCACCAAAGCTAACTGACAGGAGAATCCAGATGGATGCACAAACACGCCGCCGCGAACGTCGCGCAGAGAAACAGGCTCAATGGAAAGCAGCAAATCCCCTGTTGGTTGGGGTAAGCACAAAACCAGTTAACCGCCCTATTCTCTCGCTGAATCGCAAACCGAAATCACGAGTAGAAAGCGCACTGAATCCGATAGACCTTACGGTGCTGGCTGAATACCACGAACAGATTGAAAGCAACCTGCAACGTATTGAGCGCAAGAATCAGCGCACATGGTACAGCAAGCCTGGCGAACGCGGCATAACATGCAGAGGACGCCAGAAAATTAAAGGTAAATCTATATCACTTATTTAGAAAATGCAGATTTAGGGAACAGATAGGAGGCGTTACACCTATGGCATCTCATCCTATGGTTAGAAGGTGGTGCAAATCCTTCGTATTGAAGTATGGATTTCACAGAAGATTCATAGCATTGAGCGCAAAGATAGTGCATTGGCTGACCGGTATTTGCCGATTTTTTGAGACGATAAACCACCGTAGCAACAGTAGGTGTATACATCTCATAGTTTTTCTTTTCCTCTTCCCACTTAGAGGCTCGATTTATCTTTTCTTCAAGCTCAATAATCTTGTCCTTAGAAATCATCAAAAGCTCATTAAGTGACATTTGCTGCTGTTGGGCATCCATGAGCTTATCGACAAGTTCGTATGTTTTTTCTTTTACTGAGTAGTCTATTTGCATTTTCTGGATTTCCTTTACTGCGCCAACAGCACTCATCAGAGCACCTCCGGCACCAGAAACTGCATCTGTAATCCTACTTATTATTCCTTTTTCATCAGACATATAAATCACTCTCTTACTGTAGGGGTAAGAGGATTTTACTATTTTTCTCGCTGTAGGGGTACACGAGAACCACCGAGCCTGATGTGGTTAAAAGACAGGCATACTAATAAACACTGCACTGTGTATTTATTCCAACGAGTGAATACACGGAGCAATGTCGCTCGTAACTAAACAGGAGCCGACTTGTTCTGATTATTGGAAATCTTCTTTGCCCTCCAGTGTGAGGGCGATTTTTTATCTATGAGGATATGAATAGATGTCAAACATCAAAAAATACATCATTGATTACGACTGGAAAGCATCAATAGAAATTGAAATCGACCATGACGTAATGACAGAGGAAAAACTTCACCAGATTAATAATTTCTGGTCAGACTCTGAATACCGACTCAATAAACACGGCTCTGTATTAAATGCTGTATTAATCATGCTGGCGCAACATGCTCTGCTTATAGCAATTTCAAGCGACTTAAATGCATATGGTGTTATGTGTGAGTTCGACTGGAATGATGGAAATGGTCAGGAAGGATGGCCTCCAATGGATGGTAGCGAAGGAATAAGAATTACCGATATCGATACATCAGGAATATTTGATTCAGATGATATGACTATCAAAGCCGCCTGAGCGCGGCGTTACCGCATACCAATAACGCTTCACTCGAGGCGTTTTTCGTTATGTATAAATAAGGAGCACACCATGCAATATGCCATTGCAGGGTGGCCTGTTGCTGGCTGCCCTTCCGAATCTTTACTTGAACGAATCACCCGTAAATTACGTAGCGGATGGAAACGCCTTATCGACATACTTAATCAGCCAGGAGTCCCCAAAAATGGATCAAACACTTATGGCTATCCAGACTAAATTCACTATCGCCACTTTTATTGGCGATGAAAAGATGTTTCGTGAGGCCGTCGACGCTTATAAAAAATGGATATTAATACTGAAACTGAGATCAAGCAAAAGCATTCACTAACCCCCTTTCCTGTTTTCCTAATCAGCCCGGCATTTCGCGGGCGATATTTTCACAGCTATTTCAGGAGTTCGGCCATGAACGCTTATTACATTCAGGATCGTCTTGAGGCTCAGAGCTGGGCGCGTCACTACCAGCAGATAGCCCGTGAAGAGAAAGAGGCAGAACTGGCAGACGACATGGAAAAAGGCCTGCCCCAGCACCTGTTTGAATCGCTATGCATCGATCATTTGCAACGCCACGGGGCCAGCAAAAAAGCCATTACCCGTGCGTTTGATGACGATGTTGAGTTTCAGGAACGCATGGCAGAACACATCCGGTACATGGTTGAAACTATTGCCCGCCACCAGGTTGATATTGATTCAGAGGTATAAAACGGATGAGTACAGCACTCGCAACGCTGGCAGGGAAGCTGGCTGAACGTGTCGGCATGGATTCTGTCGACCCACAGGAACTGATCACCACTCTTCGCCAGACGGCATTTAAAGGTGATGCCAGCGATGCGCAGTTCATCGCATTGTTGATCGTTGCCAACCAGTACGGCCTTAATCCGTGGACGAAAGAAATTTACGCCTTTCCTGATAAGCAGAATGGCATCGTTCCGGTGGTGGGCGTTGATGGCTGGTCCCGCATCATCAATGAAAACCAGCAGTTTGATGGCATGGACTTTGAGCAGGACAATGAATCCTGTACATGCCGGATTTACCGCAAGGACCGTAATCATCCGATCTGCGTTACCGAGTGGATGGATGGTAAGCGTAAACTGACCGCCGTATGTAGCCATCAGACGAAAATTGGTAACTTAGACGCCCATCTGATATAGACGGAC